TCATACGTCGTACCTCCTCATTGAGAGTCCCATTGCTTTGCGGTCGGTTATCAGGATCACATTCTTCTTAGCCCGTGTGATCGCAGTATAGAAGTTACGCTTGTTCAGTAACCATATCTGTGCCTTGCTCATGCAGTAGATCACAGTCTCAAACTCCGAACCCTGAGACTTGTGTGTGGTCACGGCATAGCCTAACTCTATCTGCTTCCTGGGATCGTAGTTGATAACGGTCCCAATGAAAGCATTGTACGTCTTTACTCGAGGAGGAATGATCACCGTTCTATTGCCAGTAACTACCCCTAGTTCGCCAGCATCGGCATCAATCCAGTCTACATAGCCTATCTCTCCATTGAACAGGTCTAGCTTGTAGTCGTTCTTGATCCAGATGAACTTGTCCCTTGCCCTCACAGCAAGTGGGGCTTCATCCTTGCTGTACCGATCTAATCGCAGCATAGGGCCTCGAGGGTTGAACTTCATCTGGATAGATGGGTTCACTCTATTCGTACCTGCCCGTCCCTTTCTAGTCGGCATGATCACCTGACAGTGCTCCTCCATGAAGTCGTCAGTGATGAAGTCAAGCATCACGCCTACTGGGTTGTCATTGTAGATAATCTCAAAGCACGAGTTACGCAGCGGTAGGTAACCGTCCAAGATACGCCTAGCATTATCAACTATCAGGTCACCTGACCGGAAGTTGTACGTCAACTCTACCATTGGCCATTCCTTCAGCAACGTGATGAATGGCGGCTTGCCTTCCTCAACTGGAGGCAACTGGTTGTTGTCACCGAACCAACGAATGATACCTCCTTTCGGTAACGCGTCCATTAAGCTTCGATACAGCGATGGGGAGATCATGGATGACTCATCCACGATCACCACGTTCTCCTCGAGTGGGTTCTGCCTGTTCCTTCGCGGCTCGTTGAAGTCAGTGAACCCCTCATCGTCCTCTCCTGGTTGAGGGAACTCGAGAAGCCTGTGAACTGTCTTAGCCTTGATCCCTGTCAACTCCTCAATGCGCCTAGCTGCACGACCCGTAGGAGCACACAGAGCTATCTTCTTCTTCATCTGCTTTAGTTCTTTGTACACTTCACCAAGCACTAGCGTCTTGCCTACGCCTGCACCTCCAGTCACGCAGGCAATCACCTCATGTGTATCGCAGCACAAGTCCACTGCGTTGTTCTGTTCCATACTAAGACGCTTCTCATCGGCCATTGCCCTTCATCCCTGGTGGCTCGTGCGGGTTTACTTTGGGTGGTGCCGGTTCCTCAGAGTCAGCTATGACTATGTGGACCCTGTACACAGGCTGATCCATATCCTCAAACTCATCCGCGTCGGTGTTGTTCCTCATGAACACCATGAGCATTGGTTGTTCTTCACTGTTAACTAACCGCGTGATACCTGCGGGATCGTCTGTGGTCATAAACAGCTGCCCCGGTTTAAGATCACACGCAAGCATCTTCTCCAGCTTGATGGATACTCTCTGGCTCATGTGAACTCCATCAACACTTTGCGTGCTGTCTGAACTGAGACCATCCGCAGGAACTGAGACGTAGACATATTCAACTTATCTGCGGCGTTGTCGAGGTCCTCCTTGTCCTCAACGGAGACACGGAAGATAACCTGTATCTCCCCTGTCTTTGCCGTCAGTTCTCCTAGACTGATCGTTACGTCGCGCTTCGCCATCGCACTCTCCTAAAGAGGCTGTGTGAGCCTGTATGACTCACACAGCCAAAAGGCGTTCAGTTACTCGGCAGCTTGGCGCCGACCACCACGGGCAGGAGCAGCCCTGCCAGCAGGCTTACGGGCAGGGGCAGCCTTGGGCTCAGCGGCCTCAACCGCTGCGATCTCAGCACGCTCCTCACCCTGGTACTTGCCCATCCGAACGTGGAGGCGGGCCTGACGCCCCATCCAATCATTCGGGTCGATGGTCGTAGTGTTCGAGTCCAACCCCAGTGCCTCGATGAACTTACGCAAGTTGAACAAGGCACGACGGTCACTCTTGCCTCGCGGCTTGATGATGCGGTTGTAGTACAAGAGACAGCCATCCTCGTACTGGTCCGCAACGTCTGCCGGTAACTCGTCGGGCGGAATCCGAAACTGCACAGCGAAGTAAGTGTTACCTGCCGCACTCGGCTTCTCCTCGACGCTTTGTACCTCCCCGGTATATTTACCTGGGGGAACCTCCTTGGGCTTCTCGACGTCGGCAAGGTTCTCGTCGAGTTCAATCATACCCATCGGTTCGTCGTTCGCCATCTTCCATGCTCCTCTGAGTTGCGGTGGCAGCCGTCTTCTGTGAACCCTCTGCCAAGGGATTGCAGTCGCCGTAGTTGCAGTGGATTATACCACCCTCAACTATCTTGAACCGTATGAACTCCTCGATCTCTCGGTCACAGACGAGACACCTAGAGTGTATCATTTATCTCTCCTCGACTTTGGAATAGAAAGCTTTGACTCAGCTTTGCACCACTGCTTGTAGAACCCTGCGATAGTCATCTGCCCTTCGTCAGGCTTGTTTGAGTCATACGCCAACGTGAACTCTGGCGGCCCAGTCCCTGTGAACATGCGAGACTTCATAGGCTTACGCTTCCTCGTCGGCCTAATCGCTAGCTGCCTGCCTTGAGTATCCTGACTTAGATACCATATCTCACTCAGACGCCACGTCACATTGTTGACTAGCTTGCCCCCGAGCATGATCGTAATGAACATCACGATCCCCTCTTTGTCCTTCTCAGGATCAGCCTCATGGGCCGTCATGATGAAGTGTACATCATGCTTGGCCGTGACCCTCAACAGGTTGGTCAACACCTCGAGCGTGATGGCATTACGACCCCCATAAGCCGACATACCAGGGTGCTCCATCGACGGCCTGAAGTCCTTGCTCGAGCCGAGTCCTTGCGCCACCGATGATCGCAGTGCCATGTCTGTGAGTGCCGTGGTCGAGTCGCATACCACCGTCTCAATACTCGTATCATCAGCCAAGATGTGATCAAGGCCGAAAGGATTTGTAGATCGTCCATGCTTGAGCACCTCCTCGTAGCTGTGTTTGTACAGGTGCATCACACTCACGTCGCCGCGTTCAATCACGGACTGATGCTCATTGTCTCCAAACGACAGCCACAGCTTATGTCCTGGTGCAGTAGCTGCCAGTGTCGTCTTGCCATCACCTGCTGGACCCCATATCAGGATCGTCATCCGCCGGGAGACAGCCTCTCGGTTACTAATCTCGAATGGGGATTGCGGCTTCACAGTTTCTCACCTCTTAGTTCTCGAGCCTTCTCGCGGCACTCGGCGGCGACTTCGTTCGTGGTGGTATGGCGCATCGCATAGAGGCGTTCCGCCATCCGGTCGATGAACGCGGCGGCCTCATACAGCTTTGCTTCCGGCATTGGACAGTGACGACAATAGGGGGGAGAGCAGATGCCAGACTTCTTGAAGCCAGGAACGATGCACGCGGTCATGTCTCACCTCGCAATTCTCGAGCCTTTGCGCGGCACTCGTCGGCTTTGCTTCGCCGTTCCTCTGGCCGCAGGCGACTGGCCATCCGATTCGCTAACCTTTCGAGGAAGTCAGCGACCTCGTTCTCGGTATGAGCGAGTTGAGCAACGTGCTGTTGGATATGAGCCCGTAGCTGCTCGTTCTCGACGCGCAATCTCGTTGCGGTGTCCTTCCACTCGTCCGCGTTGGGTTCGTTCATGCCTCACTCCTCTACGGCTCGTTCGCTGGGGGAAGGATCGGCCGGGACCATAAGCTCGTTGAATGCCAGCTGCCGTCCTTCTGCCGTATCTGCACAGAATGGTAGTAGCGAGCATGGTCGAAAGTACCGATTACATGAATGCGTGTACCGAGTTGCATTCTCATAATCGTCCCGAAACCTTTCGTACGTTTCAACCATCTCGCGAACCCACGTACACCAATGGTCAATATCCTTGACCGTGCGTACCTTAGCCTCGAAAGGATATACATCTTCGCCCTTGTTGCTCGGCTTGATCCTGAGTCCTGTCACTCGGGTACGATAGATGGGTTTGTCGAAACCGAAGACGCTCGTGCTTGCGGCACAGTACCCTGTGAGTTGGTGTCTGGTGTCAAAGGCATTCCGCCAAGCATCGCTGAGTCGGCTTGCAGTCTTGTTCTCATCGAGGAAATATTCACTAGTCGTCTTCTTAGTAACGAGGCCGTCAATCGTCCCGACATACCTAATTTCTTTGTTGTCCTCATAAGTAAGAGTAACATCAAAAACTTGCTCAATTCCCACCAGAGACCGAGGATTGCTCGTATCTCTGACGTAGATTGGCCAGTTGTCCATCTTGGGGAGGTGTTCATCCACATAACATATACTCGCTAGTTCCATGTTGGTCATCGTGCGGGTCTGGTCCTTCGCGTCGTCCTTCCACCCGCTAGTCTGTAGGACTGCGAAGCACAACTCAAGCAACTGATCCCGCTCGTCTGTTTGAGTCATACACCGAGTCCAGACCACGTTCCACCGCTTACTTGAGAAGATCCTTTGGCCTACTATCTGGGCGTGTAGGTCTAGCTTTTGAACTCGGCTTAGCTGCCATATCCTTACCGCCGCGAACACTTGGTGCATCACCTCCCCGCACTCGAGGGCCATGCTCCTCGCGTCGGTCTTGTACTTCCTCTGCATGTGGACCACGCCCCACGTCGGGCAGGTGGCTAGGTCCTCGAGTCGGGAGTTTGAGTAAGGCTTTAAGATCTTCTTCTGTGCTGGAGACGTGCCCTGTATTTTCAGGCATAGCGGACGATGGACTGTTTCGAGCCTCCTCTCGGTTCTCGTCTTGGGCCGGATCAGGTGTGGAGTAACGCGCGGCAAGGTAGGCATTGAGATAGTTCCTTATCGGTTCGATGTTGTGCAGGATATAGTTCAACAGTATATCAACGTCCTGCGTCTGACTTGATAACGCACCTCTAAGGACCGACTCGGCCTCGTGTAGTAGGGCCTCCTCCTTTGTCTCGAAGAAGGTCCCATCATCTGTGATGTAGCCCTTAGTCTCCTTCATCGGGATCGTTCCTCACGCTGTGAACCTCAACACCTGGAGTTCTGCCGTGCTCCATCATCTGCTTGACCTTGCCTTGTGTGCTCTCATGTAAAGCCACAAACTGCTCTGTTGACTGCACCAAGCCAGCGATCAAACTGGCGCATACATCAAGCTGTCGATTGATCTCGATCTGTGTCTCGAACAAATGCGCCAAGAGATACTTAGTGTCCTGATCGAGGTGGCACTTTTCCAGCCGTCGATTGAACTCGTTGTACTGCATCTTGTCCTCCTCGTGTGTGACTCATACAGTGCTTCAAGATCGCGTCTGCAAAGTCGATGGCCTGACCACGCGTCATGCCCATCCATGTAACCTGCTGTCCGAAGTTGATGATGAAGTGCCCCTCCTCATTGAACCCCATCTGCATTGTGACGGGTTCTTTCTGTTCTTGTTCAAGCTCGGTGTTATTCACATCGTCGCTCATTTCTTGTACTCCTCCAAGAGCCCTAGTTCCTGTCTCAGCATCTCAATCGCCTGGACCCGCACCTCTAGCGCATAGATGCACCGATCCATCCGGTCGATCTCTTTCTCCAACATCGTGTAGTGCTGCTTCAGCTTGCGATGGGTCTTGTCGATCTCCGTCTCAAGCTTCAGTTCCTGCCCAGCCTGATACTCCACAGCCGCAACAATACGCCTAGCTCGAGCGGCTTCTATCCTCTGCTCGAGTTCCTCGGTAGACATATCCTC